GTAGAATCTCAACGGTGGAATGTCGAGGGTGATTTTAAAGACCGTAGTCTAGTTTTAAGACGATTCTGATTAGTTCGCAATATATGATACAAGGAGCTTTTGTGTCTCTAATGAGTTGCTCAAATTCTTGAATGTGTATAAGTGTTAAACCAGAGGAAAAATATCGTCCGTAAACGTCATCTAAAGTGATGAGGACTTGTTGATCGGTCACTGGTGTGATAATCCAATCAATTATATCAATATGTTTTATTGTCCCGGATGCTAGGTGTATGTAATAAGGGCATAAGGGCAATAAAGGGGGATATAAAAATCTACTAAAGAAACCGTAGGTAAGGAGGGATTGGTAATACTTTTGCGGGTCCAACTGATGGGACGAAGCATAATCTCTCACGGCGCGCGGGAGGTCGCATTCACACCAACCACTATATCGTAACATGATTCCTAAATTTGGTATGGCTAGAGTAAAGTTGGCATTAGGTGAGTTTTTTAAAAACTGCATTTTCCTTCTGTCGAACACAGGGGAGTAAGAAATTCTAAAGCCGACTGATAATCCAGCCATTGTGAGGTTCACAAATAAAGATGTTGAAAATGAAGAATAGTGATTGAGGCGCTCTCCAACCTTGTTGTAGATAAGTGAATTGCAAGTATATGTGTCACCAATTCCTGTAGGAAGGTAACCGTTAATCATATGAAATTTAAATGCTTCACGTGTTTTTCGCTTGTTTTTTGTAAACGGGTTTACGATGACAAATTCGTTGGTAAACAGTTTTCTCAAGTTTGCTCTCGAGTCTTCAGGCATGTCGCTTATTTTAAAGTAATCTTCGAAAGTGTGACATGAGTGGCTGGAGTCATTGTTTACTATATCAATGTCACCTTGTTCAACTGGTTCCGAATTCTTCATAGCCATAGCATCGTCGCTATAGTTAATGATGAGATATTCGTTGATACCTGATAGTACTTTCATAAAACAGTCCAGAATGGCGGTATCCTTAGTGGATGTAGTACAGAATATACTTACTTTGCCATAGGTGATCCATTTATCACCGAAATGTTTTTTGAATGAGTTAGCGAAACAAACTCTTGCTAGAGAGTTTTCGGTTGAACAATTGACTACTATGCGAGCGGGGGCCCACAAAGATCCTTTGCGTTTTGCTATTTCGAGTACCTTTAATATCCAACTTACTACGTCGTTAGGTAAGTCTTTTGCGATGTTGCCGTTTAGGTTAATTTTTAAAAGGGAGTTAAGTCTAGCCTTTTTCTTGGCATGTTCTTCATTTGCAACTATTTCCGCTGCTGTTTGAACAGACTCATTGTATTCATGGTGCCCAATTTGTTTCCAACATTGAGAGCACCAATCGTCACAATTGGTGACGTGGTATACTAGAGTTTGATGCATTAGAAATTCGTCGAAAGTTAGTGAACTGCCAAAGGTTTGGAAGCATGCTAGTTCAACACCTTCATCTGGTTCACGAAGTTTAAAATGACGAGACACGGCGTTGTTAAAATTTGCGGGGTGGTCGTCGTACATCACACCACTGTGTGCGAAGGCTGTACCGATAAGAGATCTATATTTCCTAGGTGGGCGCTCAGTGGTCATGGTTTTAAATGTGAATTTCTGGTGCTCATAGGAGCAGCCAGGGGATGAAGATGTGAGAATATGTCTGCGGTTAGGCAACCAATTAATCGGTTGCTCGTCAATGATGGGGTAATATCTAGCGAGAGGGATGGAATATCCGCCGTCTGAAAGGACAGGAAAAATATTAAATACCAGTACGTTAGGCAAAACGTAATAGCCAAGTCCTCAAAGGAGTTTGTGTGATCTCGAGGGGCCGCATATTGCATGAAAGCCATGTTTAGCGACCATCTGGTTGTAGGTGTATGCCATCGTTTGTACTGTATATTTAAGGTTTTGAGGGAGCCAATACTCTTTGTTGATGTTGTCAACGATGTTAGACAACTTGCCCATGGCGAATGCGTAAACCTTTCCGTCACTGTAATCCCCTGTTTCGTGTGTTCCCATTGCTTGCATGAACAGGCCGTCTCTAAGGTCAGAAAAGATTTGTGCTGAGTAGTTTGAGTCGTAAACGTCCAACATATTGTGTGATTTGGTGGGACCATCGATGTTAGAATTATCAACTTTATTTCGAGTGAGG